CTCCCGGGAAAGGAGCCAGAGGCGGGAGCCTATTTTGTCGCCATCCTTATTCGAAAAGGAATCCCCCCACCAGCCACGGCGGCCGGAGGTCGGATCCGGCAACTGGTCATCCTTCCCGGCAAGCCGGTCGGTGAACAGGCTGATCACGACCGCAGTCTCCAGCCCGTTGTCTGTTTCAAGCTCAAACCCCTGGAGCGAGATGTCGCCCCCGAGGTCTTTTATTGCCAGCTTAACGTCCATATCAGCCCATGGCCTGGTTTGGCGCGCTAGTGGACCCGCCGTTTACGTTGTTTTCCGGATGGGTGTGCGTGTCGTAAGTGGTCCGCATGGACTCCATGCTCCGGCCATCCACATCGCGGCGGTCGGTGATCTCGCCCACGGCCTGGATATGTTCGGTGGCCTCCACCAGCGGTGTCTCGAAGCGCACTTTTGTCGCGGCTTTGACCAGGAATGTCTCCGTCACGACCTCCATAACCCGTCCGCGCTTGAGCTTGACATAGTCGCCTTCGTCGGAATAAAGGGCCACCTCGCCTTGTTCCAGGCCGGTCAGCCGGTAGCGGCGGTCTCCGGTGGCGATTACTATGCTGTGGTTGTGGTTGCCTCCCAAAGACAACCCTATGCATTCACCTCCTGGGTGAGGAGCAGAGGTGAACCCGTATTCCTGATACCGCTCGACATCGTCCAGGGTTTCTCCGGACAGCAGGCTGATCTGCAACCCCTGCTCCTTGAGTCCGTCATTGACAAGAGTGATGATGCCCCGGAAGACCATGAGCCGAACCCGGCGATGCAAAGGATCCATTATTTTTTTAACGGTGCGGATCATCCCCAGCCCCCCTCGTCTTTTTTCCGCTCCGGGATGGCTATCAACTCAAAAGCCATGGGGTTGCAAACGCTTAACTCGCATGTGGTGCCGCCCTCACCAAGCAGGTAATTGACGGAGACGATGAGCATGTCCATATCGAGGTAGAGCAGGGGGCTTTTCACCGTGACCAAGGTATTCGGTTGCCACAGGCCGACAGCGTGGCGCCAGCCCTGCACCGTGATGGTGGCGCGGTTGCCCCTGCCTATTCTGACATTGGCTTCCCACCGTGCCCGCTCGAGCAGGGCCTGGCTGTGGCCGGTGTCCTCGCTCAGAATGATCAGCGGCCGATAGCGCTTGACATTCGGATCGGTGGCAGTCGCCTCGGCCCCGGTGTTCTGTGCCGGGGTGGAATCATCCGTGCCTGGGTTTTCGGTGCGGAGGATATATTTGCTGTGCCGGTCGCGCTGGCTCAGTTCGCCCTTGCCGATCAGGATGTTTTCCCCTTCCACCAGGGCGGTGGGGCTGCGATCTGTGCCAGCGCGGGTCAGCAACAGGCCGCCCTTGGTATCAGAAACGAGCAGCACCCCGAGCTGACGTGCCGCTCGTTCCAGGGCCTCGAAGGCGGTCTCGCCATGCTGGCTGGTGAATCGCGGCAAAGGTTTGCCCATATCGCCCACAGCCTTGACCCCCACCGAAAACGGGGCGCAAAGGTCGGAGGCGATCTGGGTGATGGTCCGATTTTTCCATTGCTTGCCTGCGGGCAGGACGGAACAATCAACCAGATCCCCGGTGCGGTCCCGGCCGGTGACAGAGAGGGTGTGGCTGTCCGTTCCGTATTCCGGGAGCACATCGTCGATGTATCCGGTGATGACGACCTGGTCGTCGAGAGCCACCGTGCACGCCTCGCCCGGGCGGATTGGCCGGCCCTCCTGCTGGCCCGGCCACCGCTCGGTGAGGCGGAGATCAAAGGTGCCGGATATTTGCTCGATGCCTCTGGTTACGGAGATGTTTTCCCACCCGCCATAGCGCAGGCCATTTACGGTGAGGATCGCCGCGTTATCCATTCAGCACCTCGATGGGCGACCCTGCGGGCACGAATCCCGGGTGGACGATATTGTTGCGGCCGACGATCATCTGGTCCTGCGTGGCATCGCCATACAACTGATAGGCCAACACCAGGGCGGGCTGTGTATCTGCGGGGGTGAAATAGGATATCTGCGCCAGATCGGCGCCGCGGGTATTGATATCGCTGACCATGGCCGTGCGCAGATCCGCCAGGGCGGCATAGGTAGTGTCCGGCGCGGTGTCCATCTCCGTGTCCAGTTGGGCGGCCAGGTCGTCGCGCAGCGAGATCGCGGCCGGATAATTGTCAAACTCGGAAAGGGTGGGGGATTCCCCTGTGGCCTGGGTGGCTGCGGAGGTCTCCACGGTATTGGCAAAGGGGATTTGCGAGGCTGCCCTGGTTGCTTCAATGGTGGATGCCACCCGGATGAGGGTGGAAAACGCATTTTGATTGCTGACCATGGCGGCACGGGCGGGCGTGGATGCTGTCTGGCTCGCCAGGTTGTTCCCAAAGGGCCAGAGGGAGCGATACGACTGCAGGGCGTTTTCCGGACGGGCGAACAAGCTGCCAAGGCCGGTTACGAGCCCAACCAATTCGCTGGCCAGCGACGATGGTTTGCGGATCAAGGTTGACGTCATCCCTCCCAGCCGGTCCAGGTTCCCGGAAAAGGCGCTGAGGCCCGGGGGAAGGTCGGGCAGCATGGAGCTTGCCGCCTGGAGAGCGGAAAGCCCAGCCGTCACCAAGCCCTGGGCATGGCTGGCAACGAAATCAGACATGCCGGCCACGCTGAACCCATCGACAAAATCTCCCTGGGCGGCGGTAAGGGCGGCATCGGCACGGGCATCCACGATGGCAGATGTGTCGAAGGTGGAGGATGGATATTTGTTGTCCCCGGCCTCGACAAAGGTAAGGGAAAAACGGGCCATGCCTCCCTCACGGACAGACTCGATAGGCCCACGGGCAGAAAGAAGAGAGACCTGTATGGCTCCTCGGTACGGATGCACCAGAGCCCCAGGGCCCTTGGTCTCCAGGGCGGCGACCAGGCGGTCACGCGCCGCCATGTAGTCCCGGCCGATTACATAAGCCTCCATGGGAAACTGCCGATCCTTGCGGCCCATGTCTTCAGGATATGGAGTGTCGCGTTGGGGGTAACTGTGCAATACCGTCTTGCGGCCAAGCTCCCCCTCGGAACTTTCTACGAAGAATTCGGCATCGCGGAACTTGGCCGGTTGTAGTCTTTCGCGCCAGGAGGCCATCAATGAGACCTCATGGTAAGACCTGCGTCCACGTTGGGGGTCACTTTTCGACTGTTGCTCGACATTCTTTTCACCGAGACCCGCTCATCGTCGATCTTGATGTTCAAGTTGACATCGCTCTGTAGCGGCTCACCAGAAAATCCCTTGTTGAGAGCCGACCCTATCGTTTTCACCTGATAGCTGTCAGCGCCACCGCCCATCACCATATGTCTGCCCATAAGCGTTCGCAGGGTTGATGGAGAAGAAGTGGCCGCCTGTTTTTCGGAGATTGCTTTACCGATGGCCATGGATGTCTCGGCGGCCAGAGCGGATATGGCAGGGGCGATAAGAGGGGAAAACCCCAAAAAAGCGGCAGAGCCTGCAGTCTTTTGCAGCACACCCTTACCGTAAGAGCTAGGGCTAGAGGGATTGGCACCAAAGCCATCCGTGCCTGGGAGCATAGACAGATGCTTGTTGACCACATAAACAGGTATCGGGCCACCGCCGCCGGCAAGCCCGCCCAAGGCCCCTGCTTTGCCAGCGCCTCCACGGAACATCCCGGCAAGACCCTTTGCTCCCTGATACACTTTCCGCCCTACCACCAGCCCACCGAGGCCGAGGGCGGCATATCCAGCGACTTTCATGCCGGTCTGAAATTTTTCCGGATCAATACTGTTCATGGTGTCGGCCAGAGACTGGATTGGCTTGGTCAGGTTTCCATCGGCGAATTTTTTAAAGGAGGTAAAAAGGAGATCGACAGCGGCTGTGGCGTCTTTGGCGGCTCTGGCGCTGTCATGTATGGTGGTGGAACCATCCGCCTGCATACGCATGAACTTGTCCAGGCTGGTGATGTCTCCGGTGCGCTTGTATTCATCAATCAGGGAGTTGAAGGAACGCATGGCCTCGGCGTCGAACACCTTAGAGAGCAAGGTCTTGCGGCCGCCAGTTCGCTTGACGATCTCCACCATCAGTTCATTGATGGGGCGCAGCACCTCCTTGCCATGCTTGAGCGCCTCCGGATCGAAAACCTTGATACCGCCTTTTTGCAGCATCTTGATTTTTTTTCCATCGCTGAGTGTGCGCATCAGCGCCTCGAAAGCGGTGGCCGCCTGTTCTGGCCCGCCCGTTCCCTGGCGGATCACCTGCATGGCTGCGCCCAACTCACGGATAGATTGTATGCCGCCTCTCCCCATAGAGGTGTAGGCGGTAATAACCCTTGGTCCGAGCGCGGCAAGGTTTTGCAGGGTAAACGCGCCCTCCTTGCCTTGCACGTTCAGAATGTCAATCGACTCGAGCACGCTTTTGAAATCTGTAATGCCCATCTTTTGAAATTCGGACATGACCCCGCCTATATCTTTGCCTGCACCTCCAGTCGCTTGGATAGCCAGTGCGATATTGCGGATGTTCTGCTCTGCAAACCGCAGATCGCCGGTCTTCTCCATGATCTCTTCGATTGCAGAGGTGATCTCGCTCGGGTCCAAGCGGATGTCTGGTGCCTGTGCGGTGCGGTATATTTCTTCATTAAGGGATTGAATATCTTCTTCGCTGCGGTTCGCGACGATACCGAGCCTGGTAAGGCGGCGCTGATGATCCATGACCATGCGGGCAGCACCGATGCCAGAGGCCCCGGTGAGGAGGGCAGTATAACGATTGCCCAGCTTATCAAGTCCACGGCCTGACATCTCGGCTATCTGGCTCAATCGAGACAATGAACGAACGCCCTGGCTGCCGACATTGTTCAGGGTGGAGATGAACTGCTGCCCGCGTTGTTGGATATTGCCGGCAAGGTCAACAATTATAGAAGTCTTGACCTCTCCCACTTACGGCATCTCCTTAAGGTTCTGGAATGTCCTGCATAAATCACTCAAGGTCATGGCGCGTATCTCCGAACGTGGCCAACTGGTACGGATCCCGATAAACAAAACACCAGGGTCAATCAGGGTTTTCCGTACCAGCAGCAAGTCGCCCCCGGCCAGTTACCCCCTTGAGCGCAGCCGTTTCCATCTCCACGGCCTTTTCCTGCAACAGACCAAGATCGGCGGAGGATAGGCGCTTCAACTCACCAATGGTCAGCGGGCCCTTGTGGTCTCCGATGGAAACAATCTGCCGCCGAAGAGTATGCATCCCAACCATGCAAGGGCTGGCGACCAGGCATGGGCCGTCCGTCGCCTGGAAAAGACGCTCCGATTCCTCGGTGGCGTCGATAACGTCAGCCGCAGTAGTCTCCCGCAGCACGGCCAAGGTCTCTACTGTCTCGCCAATTTTCAGCCCATGATCCAAAGGAACCTCGACGGTGCGCATTATTTCATTTCCTCAGCCGGGGGGCCGTTGAATTTGATCGGAACCTTGCCGCCCTCTCCGTCGGTAACGACCGGGGGATCTACCGACCAGGCGTTGCGGATAATAAAGGTCTGTCCGGTATCCGCCTCGAAGGTGATGGTGGCGTCCTCGGTCTGCCGAAATTTGTCCAGCGAGGTGGTCGCGCTAACAGAGATTTCGCACTCCAAAGAACTCTCCTTGATCGACTCCGAGAAACCATGCACCGTGTTGTTCCCGACCACGGGGTTGCGAGCGGCGCCGCCGAGGTTGAGCTTTGCTCCGGGCATGGTTTCCAGCATCTCGCCGTCCACCTTGATAAAGGCCTTGCCAAGTCGTTTCTTGCTCATGAGGGTTTCTCCTTTTACCTTTATCTGTTACAGGCGGAACTGAACCGAGGCAGCGAACACGCGGAACTGGTTGACGATATCCGGCGGGATCAAGGCGTTGACCCGGTTGGGATCGGAGCCGTCACGCTCTACCAGAAGATCGTCCTTGAACTGGTCGAGGTTCTCGATCAGCCCTACCTCTTCCCATTGCCTCGCCAGGGCGAGCAGCTCGGCACGGATGATCTTAGGGGTGACAATGGCTTGGCCGGGGGAAAAGTTGGTGCCGTCATTGGCCAGCTTGTGACGAGGGAATTTTATGGCGATCCGGGCCCGCACCGAGTACCGCAGGTAGGCCAGGGTGCGCATGGTGGTGATATCGAGATAACTGATATCCTCAACTCCGAACGGGTTGGTTTGGTACGTGGTGATCAGCCGCTCGATCAGGACGTTGCCGCCCTGGTCCACGATGAAGGTTGAGATGCCATCGTGCAGGTGGAGATTTCTTTCCTCCCTGGTATTACGATCCTTTTCAGCCGGGGCAAGGATGCCTTTCAGCACCAGGGTCTGCCGTGGCCGGGCCGGGTCTGGTTCAAAGGCATCAACGGCTCCGAGCACCGCAGCGAGAATCCACGGGGCGGTCGGGCTTTTCTGGAGGCCCATGATAGAGGTCTGCGGATTATTGCGCGAAGAGCCGAGGGTGGAGATGGCGGCGTGGGTTCCTGCCGCTCCGGCAAAGGCGTGCCCTTCCTTCATCACCATCGGACCCCAGCGGTCGTCAAGCTCAGATTCTAATGCGGCGAGGTTGGCGGCATCGGTATAAGGCATGATGATGGTGTGGTACTGTTCGGCGCCGATGGCGGTCAGCACCGTGGCAATATCAGGGTTGGCGGTGCCGCCGGTCATGGCCACGATGGTCGCCGTCAGCCCTTTCGGGAGCTTCTCGCCGAACACGTAGTTGAGACGCAGGTCGATATCGTTGCCGGATTCGCCTTTATGGCGGGCAGTCAGGTCAACTTTTTGCGGCACTGTCCCGTTCACTGCGGCGGTGACTGGCAAGTCGGTCTGTGTATTGATTGCCGCAGCCAGGGCGGTGGCAATGGCCGCCGCAGTATCGGCTACCGCAACTCCGCAGCGAACCCGTTTGCCAGCGATGTACAGGTTCAGGGTGCCAGCCTCGGTCTGGGTGCCGCCGATGGTAAGCGACCCGGCAGCCAGAACCCCGGCAACCTCGTCATCGAGAGCAGCGGCCCAGCATTCGGTGTAGTTGTTCGCCTCTTTGAGCGCCTTGAGCATCTCGGCCAGCATGGAACCGCGACCGAAAAACTCCTCTGCCTGCGAGCCGGAAAGGACACGCACCGGGGTCGCCGCCGCAATGATGCCGCCGGGCAAGCGCTGGCCAATGACCAGAATCTTGTGCGGCATAGTCGGCAGCCCCTGCATGGCCCTGGTGTTGTCGAACTCGATATAATGACCAGGGGTGCGGATATCAATCGGAATAGCGTTGTATGAAATACCAGGCATCACTTACCTCCCTTTTCTTGTTTGGTTGGCTTGGCGGGGAGCACGTCCTCGTCTTGCAGTCTGCGGCGCCAGTACGTGGTATACGGCACTGGGGCGCCGGTTTCCGGCAGGGGCTCGCCTGTGGCAGGGTCTTTTACAACCAAGCCTTGTCTCGGTTTTACAAAAATGGTGTCTTTCATGGTTTCCTCACGGGGGAAGGATTATGTCATCGACGGCATCTGTCTGTCCGTCCAGAGCCGCCAGATCGTACTCGGCATGCATGCGGAGGAAGTCATCGATGGTGGAGCCGTCAGCTTCATTCAGCGGCAGCCGCTGGAAAAGTACATCCAGGGCCATAACCGTGAAACAGGACGGGTGCTTCTTGCCCTCGTCGTTGGCGGAATCCAGAATGGTAACCTCATCGGCGGTGTCTCCGAGCGAAGTGTCGCGGTTGATGGCGTCCTCGATCAGCTCCTCGAGGCCGATCTGCTCGGCGACCACTTTGTCCTGGTCTGGCTGGTAGAATCCGAAATACAGACGAACGCTGTGCAGCCCCTCCTGCCCGGCGGAAGCATCGTGGCGCTTGCCGACCTTCGGCCTGGTGATCAGTAGGATCGGCAGGGAGTCCATGTGCACCTCGGTCCTATTGCGAAAACTGACCTTGGCCACCAGATTCTTTGCCCACTTGGCCTGGCAGAACGCCTGCACGTTCGCATCCCCGTTTATCTGGGAAGCAAGCGCATTGAGCACGGCGATAAAGGAAACGGGTGCCATTCAGCTCACCAACCCCTGGATATCATCTTCGGACATGGCCCCTTTGGTGGCCATGCTGATCAGCGCCTTTTTGATAACCCTAATATCCCTCTTCATCTCCGCATCGATGGTGCTGCTTTTGGCAGAGCACTGTTCGCATTCCTTAGTTTTCACGAACCCAGGGGAGAGGAAGCGGCCGAAAAGATGCCCGACCATGAGCTTGACCAGCTCGTAAAAGACCGCTGATAGAACAAACAGGGTGACAAACATTTCCGGGGTTACGGTCATATCCCTGTCCTTTCGAGTTCTTTCTTGAATTCAGCGGCCATAATCCCTTCGATCCGCCCACCGGTATTGAAGGCGTCCAGGGCATCATCGGTGAAAGGCCGAGGACCGTGGCTCTCGGAAGAGCGGGTGCCGTCATGGATCACCGAGGCATAGATCGCCGAGTCGAAAAGCATGGCCTCAAGGTCGTCGGTGTCAAACGAAACGCCGTTGACGGTTTTCTTTTCCCCAGGCTCAAGCCAGTCGAGGTTCCGGCGAAGATGCCCGGTAATCGACGGGACCGGATAGCTACCCGGTTTCCCGGCCGCACCGGCGAGAAAGTCATCCGCTTCCCGATGGAGCCCGCGGATAATCCGTCTCAGGCCTCTTTTCGCCGCCAGCGGGGCGCGGTCGATAATGTGCCGGATGTGGGCGCCGCCAGCCTGGCCGTTCTAAATTTTTACCCGGATTTTAAGCATCGACATCCTCGGGGAAATGCGAGGTCACGCTGACCCCGGAAGCAAACCCTGTATCATCCGACACCGACCCGGCAACCAGGCGGTCAATCAGCTCCTGGGCCTCGGTACGGTATTTTTTTTGCTGCACATCGAGCGAGGCCGTGACTGGCTCTTCTCCGTTCGGTTGGGCGTTGCCTGCTATGGCAATGGCGCGGCGCTGGAAAAGCTCTGCCGCCACCAGGCATTTTTCTGCCCGCTTCACATACGTCGAGGCGGGGGTTGCTGTCGTGCTGTAGATCGTGGAGCCGATCCTTCCTTCAAGCAGCAAGGCCTGTTCGGCTATCGCTGCATCCAGCCAGGCGTCGAACTCAGCAGCAGTGGCCAGGTTGAACTGGCCGAAGGTGAAGCCGAGAGCCTTGATGTCTGCCGCTGCTGTCTTTGGCATGGCGCCTTGTCAGGAGTAGGGCGGGCCGAAGCCCGCCCACCCCATCAGGAGAAAGGAGGATTAAGAGAGCGAACAACGGCGATGCTGTTTGGCCTCGCCGATAGCGCCGTTGTAAGCGCCGGTCCATACATGGTCGGCGCCGAGCTTCAACTCGCTGCGCTGAGGCTCCCGGGTGTTGAGGTCTTCCCACTCGCCGCGCTTGTTCTTCAGGCCGGCCAGGGAAACATAGTAGCTGGTGGCCGCAACCTTGGCGGTCGGGATGACCCCCTTGATCGGCCAAACAATCTGGTTGTTGTTGGTGTTGGGATTCATGAACGAGGCTGCAAGCGCCTTGTAGACCCGCATCAACAGATTGGGATGGCAGGTGATGTAGAATCCGCTGGTGGCGGAGACACCGTATCCGGCGGCTTGCATGTCGGTGACGATCTTGGCGCAGGCGTTGTTGATGGTAGTGATGTCATCCGTGGCGAAGGCCTCGTTGATGGCGCTGGAGAGCAGCCCGAGCAGGCCGTAGAAAAGATCGGCCTTTTTGTCGTACCAACGATTGAAGGTGTCGGCGATCAACTCGTCGATCTTATAAAACTCGTTGAAGCGCAACCAGTCGTCGAGGATGGGGAAGCCGCCGGTAAAGCGCAGCATGCCCACATTCGCCTTGGCACCGGTAGGCAACCTCGAGAGCTTTGCCTCTTCGCCGGGGAGCTGCTGATAAAAGGTAACGCCGTCGGTGATGTCCAGCATCTCGAAGGTCTTGCTGCTGGAGTTCCGCATGTCTACCTCGGCGAAAAGTGCCTCGTAGCCACGATCAGGGGCATCCACCGTATCGGTGGCAGTCATGATAATAGGGGGGGCAGCAGAGGCCAGGGAGGGGTCAGCGCCAATGATCTTGGAGCCGAGCACCTTGTCTGCGGAAACACCCAGGAGGGGGATGTCAGAGACCGCTTTGAAGCCTGCGGAGATGGCGGCCAGGATTTTTTCTTTGTGCAGAGCCGCAGGGATCTGCGACAGGCCCTTCCAGTCGATGATTTTTTTACCGTACAATTTCATGATGATATCCTTATGTGCGTGGTTGCTTGGGATAATCGCCTAGTTTTCGGCCAGCATTACCAGGACTTCGGCATCGCTGTCTCCGGCCGCC